TGTTTGCTACAAACAGTACGATACCGGCGTGGTTGATGATGTATGTCATATGTGTATTAGTTTATCAGTGTTTACTTGGTTGTCAATTGGTGATTTGATTTTACTCTAACGTTTTATTGATGGGTGATTGATTCTTTTTGGATTTTTTGGAGATTGGTTTCTTGGGATAATTCAGTTCGTTGCGTGTGTTTAGTTTAGTCTAACGTTTTATTACTAAATAGCACGAAAGTCGCCAGTGGTTTATTTATCGTCATCAAATGTAAATGTATCGGTTTCTTTGATTTTATAATTGTTAATCTTCACAGCGCCCTGTTTAATATCTTGTCTAATTTTAGATTTAGAATAATCAATATTCCAAACATGTTTCCACACCCACTGAATAAAATCTATCGCTTTATATACTTTCATTATAAATATGATTTATTTAATCAGTAATCTTGAGAAGTCTACGGAAATCACTCCGTTCAAGATATGAAACATGTGTTTCGTTTAGCATTTTAAACATTCTGGATCGGAAGGTGTCTTCTTTCAAGATAGCGTTGTAAACTGCAATGAATCGATGGATCGATTTTGGATTCTTGCAAAGACGCCGTACTGCTCGTTCATTGATTGCGGTCTTGAAATATCTACGAACATCAGACGACGCTCTGTGCATTTGCAGTCGCTCTTGTTCGAGAGCATCAATTTCTCGCTTTTTATCAAGATATTCTTGAGAATTAAAAGCAATCCATCCAAGATCAAGCAGAGCCTTGTATACAACTTTACTTTGACAAACTGTGCCATGCCAACCCGGTGTATTTTTATATGCAATAGTTCTCTGGTTCAAGGTTTTAATGTCACTGACATTCTTGATCCAATCTTTAATTGGCTGGTTCGTTTTTTCACAAACAACATCTTCAAGCTCTTGTGCGGTGAAATTACCAATACGACCGCCGTTTCGATAAATGCAGTAGCGAATTACGCGGTTCGGGTCTGGTTTATCCCGATGCAACGGGGGGATTCCAGCTTTGCGAATGCTGATGAATTCAATGTCGGAAAAGTCAACAACAGCGTTTGTGTCGATTGTTGTAGTTTTAATCGATTCTTCAATGTAAACAATGGGTTGTTTAAGATGATCGTAAAGTCTATTCAACCAATGCCCTCGACTGTTTGGATTATGAGTGACATAAACTTTAATCTTACCATTATCATCATGTTTGATGGTATGACCATATGGAAGCATATGGGTTCTGAAACAACGAACCAACTGGCTATGATTTGGGTAGAGGTCATATGGATTATATTCAAACCATCCGAGAACAATTTTATGAAAATTGCGAGAAATTTGTTGAATTAGATAGTCCCCCACTTTGATGTCAGGAACATCTTTCTTATCATCTTCATACATTTGTTTAATAGTAGCTTTAATGTTTGAAAGAATGATATTGTTAGCTGATGTGGCTTCCAGATATTCTCGGGAAATCGGAATAGTAAGCTTACCAATCGGAACATCAACGATGATAGGACCGGCGATATTTGCGAACGAGAATGTATTATACACAACACCGCCCATACGAATGGCTACATTATTATCAATAATTGCAACGCCTTTATCGTATAGATTGTATGTGATACCATCGATGATGCGTGTATCTTTGGCAGCAATTGGATTGATCTCAGTTTTATCAAAACAGTTAAATTTGATAATTTTTGGATTTCCAAACGACCTCACAAACCGCTCAGTGGTTCGTGAAAAAGTGTGGGAATCGTGCTGCTTAACGTTAAATGAAATTTCAATGCCGCTTTCAGTTGTTGGATTCTCGCTGATTTTATAAATCTCACCAACAGGAACTCCTTTGGAACCACCACCAAGAACACACGCATAGAGTGCGCAAGTGCCATTGTGATGAGACTTGATGTAAAATGTATCAGTGTAGCAGTGTGCAGCCTTTGAACCAATACCAAATCCACCAATCATTGAGTTGGTGTTTGATTTGGTGCTTTCAAAATACATACCAAAGATGTTGCGAATACCGTGTTCATCGAGACCTTTCGCATAATCTCGAACGCTCCAGACGATTTCATCATCTTGTTCCTTAATTTGAACAAGAACGGGTTCTTGGATATTGTGTTTGATATGTTCGTCTACAGCATTGCAGATATATTCACGAACGCAGGCGAGAACCTTGTCACTGTAGATCTTGTCTCGAAGAAAGTAACTAGCAATATCCATGCCTTTTGCACTCATACCCATGGTGCTCTTTTCAAGCTCGGCGGATGCAATAGCGGGAGATGTCAGGATTCCAGTTTTCATAGTTTGTTGCTTTTGATGTGCTCAGTGTAGCTTAACGTTTTATTGATGAATCAGTTCTTGTTTTCGTTGATAAGTTTGATGATGCATTTGTCCTTGGCTTTCACCTCAACTTCCCAAATGCAATCGGGATTATTGATCACGCATTCTGGAATAGTTGTGATGTAATCACTGTGACTACGAGATCCACAGATACCTTCGCTTAGATGAAATACTGGAGTATAAGAGCCCCATGTCTCTTTGAATTTGTCCACATAAGATTTTTCAGATGGTAGGCATTGGTCATGTAGATTGTCATAAACCAGCGGGAAAGAAAAACCAAACAGCGCATATAGATTTGCACAGTTCCAATACCCACTGTCTTCGTTTTCAAGAACAATACGACGACGAACTCCTAGATCACACTTTTTCCAGTTTGTAATGAATCGATCGCGATATTGAATGATAGTTTCAGCAGTTAGATCAGGACGCTTGCTGACATGCAAACACATAGGAGTGGAGAAATCTTGTTCACATCCCATCATATCGAGAACCCATGATTGGTGATTGAGTTCTTTAATGGTGCGATCCACCGTATCATCGCAATAAGAACCTAGAACATTGAATTGATCGGGGTGAGATGAAAGTGTGACACCGACTTTTCTAGCATATTCACCTGCGAATTTCAAACTATCGCAAATAGCAATGTAATCGGGGAGATCTTCATAAGACAGATTCAAAGTTCTGTCAGTGATCAGAGGAAACAACGCAGAAGAAACACGGTAATGTGCAATACCAGTTGATGCACAATGCGCAATAACTTGGCCTGTGACTTTCGCATTGTTGAGAATTTTTTTAGAGAGCTGTGTGATGGCCGCATCCCTATTCATCGAATTGAATGATTTGCGAGTCATTGTTTGAAAAGCGATTTTTTTATCCTTGAGGATTTCGCTGATACATACTAGACCGAATCGTGGTGCGTTTGCCATGTGAGTAGCTTACTCTAACGTTTTATTCAGAATATGGAATGGGCAGTTTAGTGAGATGCCCAGCTCCAATTTCTCGAATTACAGAGTGATGATTTTATTACCTCGGAGTTCGCATGCGAAATCTCGGGTATCAACTCTCACCCATTCAGATGCATATTGATTTCGACGCTCAAGAACCATAGTTTCTCCACCGATCATGTGGAAAGAACCATCAGGGTTCTGCACAAACTTGGCAGAGAAAACCTTTGGGTTCTTGCGTTGATTGCGATTACGTAGCCATTGCTTGTTTTTCTTGTTGTTTTTCATAGAATTAATCTGGATCTTTTCCTTCGGGGCCTGCTTCCAAAAAGTGTTCGACTTCAAGAACACAAAGTAAATCTTTCAATTTTCGTGATATTTTATCCAATTGTTTTTCTTTATTGATTACATCTTCATATGAAGATGCTTTGACATCTCTAATTTTATCTAATTGAACTGTGAGTTCTTCGATTTCTATATCGATCTCATCGCTTGTCATGTTCAGGTATTCTAACATAGTGTTCGGGAAAGTCAAATCAGTGGTGGTCGAATTTTGAGGTTCGCTTCGCCGCTAAAATTCGCACAACATCTTCAATATCGAAAAATGCAGTTCCGTTGAATGCTTTAGCGTTTTCAACGCCACAGTCTAAAATTTTCCCAAATTCGTCTTGATCTGGATTGATCTGTTTAAGATTTCCATGGCTGTGACCGCAAACACAAACGCGACCCTTGTTTTGATCATGGAAAATCAAGGGACTCATGTGAGTGCAGAAGAATCTATCTCTATCGATATCAAGAAGAAAACTCTCACCCATCATGGTGACACGATCCGCAATATTCAATGGATAGATTTCTTCAACGCCCGTGGGAAGAGCTTGCATCAATTTTAAGTTATAGATACTATCTCTGTAAGCTTGATACACTCCTGAATTGTGATTTCCCCAAACCATCAAAGTTTCACAAGGAATACGATTCAAGAAATCGATAATAGCACTAGATCCAATACTAAGTCCAACATCTCCCAAGCAGATCAATAGATCATCGTGGTGTAGCGTTGCAATCTGTTCATCGATCCAATCGTTGTGTTCTCGACTTGATTGGAATCCTCTAGGACCATATAGGAATTCCTTGTCATGCCCGTAATGAAAATCACTAGCGAACTTAATATTTCTATAATTTTTACGATTCTTTTTTACTTTGATCATGTTTTTTGATTTTTTCGATAATATCGTTGATTCCTTGAATTGATTCAATCACAGTGTCATTTTCCAAAACTAATAGCACAGGAACTCCCCTGACTTTATATTGTCTAAACATATCGATATTTTCTTCCATATCGATTGTATCGACTGTAATTTTCTCATCGTTTAGTTTTCGTTTGAGAAGATGACAGGGGCCGCAGAATTTAGATGTTGCTAGTATTAGTTTCATTTCGATCATTTAAAATTGATTGGAGTTCTTGGTGAATCGCATCAGACTCCATTTTAGCAGGGATTTCACGATTGTCAAGCATTAAGAATGCAAATGATTTACGCCAATCATCGTATCGTGAAGTAATAACGAGAGCTTGCTCCTTTCGAGAATCACAGAAAGAAAGATCATTCACAACATCAGTCAATCTTTCAAGCTTATCCTTATAAGAACAATAAGATTGAACTACAACGGAGATATCATCCTTAATCTTTTCAGCAATTTCATAGTCGAGAGTGGTTTCGATGTAATTGTAGAATCCTTCGTAAGAAGTAAATCGAGGAGAAGCAATGAATACATCCATCACTTGTTTGACAGTTTTAATTCCAGTGGCGATCTTGTGTAGTTCACAATACTCTGATGCCTTGATCTTCTTGAGAGTTTGACCATCGGGAGAATACAACACAACACCTTCTTTACCACGCCAAGCATCAACATCGAGAATACACTCCTCTACAGAAGAATACTGATATCGTGCTGGTCTATCGACGCCAAGATTTACAGCAGCAATGTCGAGAAACTCATTAAGAGCATATCGAGCTGATTTATTTTCTACAACACCCAACAGAGTCAGAGTCGGTGTATTATGTTCACGAATAACAATGATGTTGCTCGGGGTAGTCCATTCGTAAAGGTATGTGAAACCATCTTTCACACTATCCAGCGAAAAGACAAGAGGATACTTTTCAATCAATAGATCAATCTCAGCACCGTTAGGAAGCTGACGAGCATCGACAGTGCCACGAGTACGAATAATCAATTCACCCTTGTACTTACTAACAATCAAGAGTGATCCGTCCAGCTTATGTCGTGCTTCAAACTTCCAAGAGGAATCCCATGGTTGAAAATCAGGACGCTCGCCAAAGTTCGTGAACTTGCCAAATCCTTGTGAGATTACAAAGTTATCGCTCTTTCGTAGGAGAATACTACGAAAGCGAGCATTGTCATCATTCCACTTGACAGACATGTCTTTCGGAGTGATGAGAATACATTCATCACCACAAACAACACAATCTTTATAGTTGAAGTCATCGTGATCTGGCAGTTTCATAATGTAATTTTATTAGCGTTCCTTACTTCTCGATCTTGAGCTTTGAGACATCAATCCCAAGCTTAGCAGCAATCTCATCCATTGTTAGAACAATTTCTTTAGCAGTCCGCTTCTTGAATTCTTTTTCGGTGAGTTTTTCATCATTCAAATACCAAGCTTTATGGCCATCAGCATATTCAACAGCAGGTCCATCTTCACGATGAAGTTTTCCATTCAAATACCAAGCTTTATAACCATAACTCGATTCAACAGCAGGTCCATCTTCACGATGGCGCTTTCCATTCAACCACCAAGATTTATTACCATTGGCATGTTCAACAGCGGGAGCATCTTCACGATGACGCTCTCCATTCAACCACCAAGATTTATTACCATCATTCAATTCAACAGCAGCTCCATCTTCACGATGAAGATTCTTCATCTCTTTGTCTTTGTAGTAAAACTTATTACCGGATTTGTCGATGTAAATGTATTGTGGAGTCATGTGGTTGGTTTAGTTTAATGTTTTATTGATTTTGCTATGATTATATCGAAAATTCAACGAATCTTGGATGGTCAATTCCTTGAGCGAAATCTGGAACATTCCAAGAAGCTTCGTCATCTGAATCTAAGTTTAACCAAGCGTCCCACTCTTTTCTTTTATCTGCTTCGATAATGTACCAATGGCAGTCATTATCTTGATCCATAAAAAATCTTTTATTGTCTATATTCATCGTGTATTTTCTTTTTAAATTAATTTGGATAATCTTCGTCCATATTATAGTTTATTGAAGTTCCCCTTTTCATCCCAATCCATCACCCTGAGATCAATGGCGGCATTTCGGATACGCTCAAGTTGGCGTGATAGGCGATCTTCCTGATGATTATAGAGTATATTCATCACACCCAATCCAAATTGGTAGATCTTTCGCTCTTTTTCTGAATTATGGAGATTGCTGAATTCTTTTTTAGTGAGTTCAACACCATTCAAAAACCAAGCTTTACTACCATCAGCTCCTTCATAAGCTGGGCCATCTTCACGATGAAGTTTTCCATTCAAATACCAAAATTTACTACCACAAACGCCCTCAATAGCGGGAGCATCTTCACGATGAAGAATATTCATCGCTTTGTCTTTGTAGTAAAACTTATTACCGAATTCGCTGATGTAAATGTATTGTGGAGTCATGTGGTTAGTTTAGTTTAACGTTTTATTGATTTTATCAGAGTTCTTTAGAGCAAAGTCAAGCTGTTTCGAATATTCTCAGCTTGAATCTCACGAACGCTTTGAGGTAATCCATGAATATCTTTGTTGCCGTGACGATTCTCAACGACGAGAGAAATGAACATAGCACCGGCATCTTTAGCGGCTTTTTCATAAAAAGCAAAGTCCCTTTCTTTAGTGTTGGTATTAGCAACAACGATGCCTTCAACCGTTGGATCAGACAGAGCTTCCATAAACTTTTGTTGACACTCCTTATGAGCATGTCCCAACTTAGATGCATCAAAATTATAAACACCATTATTATCAGTGAAATAATCGTCAGCACACACAGTGAGCCACCCAACTTTAGTATTAAAAATATCAGCAAGAGTGCTCTTTCCAGCACCACTGACGGCACGAAGTAGAATTACGGTTTTCATATTATTTTACAAATTTTCAACAATTTCAACTAATGTTTTTTCATGTTTCAAAAATTTAGAATGTGGCCAGCTTCCCTGTAAAATACTAAACCAAAGCCCAACAAATTCTTGCTCAGGGCATCCTTCTTTTTCATTATATGGCAATGTGTGATATAAGTGTTCTACTTTATCCAAGTCTTGTGCTATGAAAGCATCGAGTATAGCCAATTGACGCTTTAATACAGATCCTTTAAACACTTCATTGAGACGGGAGATTTCTTCTTCAATATTATATTCATACTCTTGAACTGTTGTGATTTTTATTTTCATATTATTTTTAAATTACGATCATTTCAGGCCAATACTCCATAACACCCTGTTTACCGTTTCCCACGGTGATGTGGAGACCTTTGTATCCAGCGTTTTCAACAACACCGATCTGTTGTTTGATTCTGGTTAGATCTTTTGAAAAGACTTTGATATAAAACATCACAAATCCTTTAGTGAGACCACCACGAACCATATTCTCATCATAATCAAATGATACAACTTGACCATGGTATAGATCGTATGCTTTTTGATAATCTACATTCTTGTGAAGTTTGGAATTTGCTAGAGTGATATGAGCACGATGCTTCGAAGTATGGAGAGCGATCCAATACTGTTTCTTGATAAACCAGTTGTAGTAACGCACAAAGTCTTGCGAGACATCCACAACAACACGCTTGTTGACTTTATCAACAAAAATCTTACCTTGTGCGCTGAGCATATTAAAAGAATGCAAGAATAAAATTTTTAATAGCAAAACCGATGGTAAATTCTACCATAGCCAGAATTAGTAGAATTAGCAGAAAATGAAGATCTCGTTTTCCATGCGAACATTTTACCCTAACGTTTTATTAAAATCAGGATGTTCTAGTCTTGGCGGGAGTCGATGTCGCTGATTTTTCATAATTTTCAATCTTGTAAATTTGTAATTCAAGATCGAATTCAGTTACAATTTCAATCATGATTTGGTTTACGATATTCCAGTTTCCACCAGCTCGACAGCAACCGATTAGATAAGGAACGCCAATGATCTTTTTACCTTTCTCAGCGGCATCTGAACAGATTTTATAAAATCCGTCATAAAAATGATCATATTTAAGATTACGATCCAATGGATCGCCATTATTTCCGATTCTCTCCATGGCATATAGATTACAAACCCATCTGCTATCATCAAGAACACAGCAAGAATACGAGCCTAATTTACTTACATCGCCGTATCGAGTTTCAATATCCTTATCGTATACTTTTGGAAATTTTTGAAGAATTGAACGGGCAATCCCCGATCCAAATGTGTGATAAAGATTAGCAACATGCACACCAACTTCCCAATTCCCAGCGAACCAATCGCCATTGATAATTTCAATTTTCATTTTATATTTTTTTTTTAAAAAAATTAACCACCGATCCACTTAATCAAGCAATATCCAATCAATGCAAGAAATCCAATTTTCAAAAGAATCACAGTTAGCAAATTGCCTAAGTAAGCACTGATAAAAACAGAAGGAATGATCATGATCCTACCCATTGTATCGTCAAACCAATCCATTCTGAAAAACAATACAATACAGGCAATGGCCCATACAATCGCTCCCATAAAAGATATCACTTCCGATATCTCGTTGGGGGATTTAAATACCTCGACAATTTCTACTTTAATTGGATCTTTCACAATTCACCAATCTTGTTTTGAACCGTATGCTGTGAAGATTGGTTCTTCCATATCAGCATCTCGAATGCCAGCGACATATGAAGAATGTGCAACTTCTTGTAGGATTTCTCCCACTTGATTCAAAATATCGGGATCGTTGATCAGATTTTCCTTTAGAATTTGTAGTGCTTTAGTAACATTCATGTTTTGAGTGTAGCTTAACGTTTTATTAATTTTCCGAGGTTTGCTGTTTGAGAATGGCATCTGGATTGTGTCTTTCTTCCGATGCTTCTGAATTTTTTAGATCAATTACAATGTGCCCTTCTTCATCAAATTTAATTATACCTTGATATCTTAAACTTTCAATAGTTTTGAAAAAACTACGATCATTGTCCCACAATGCTTTGCAACACCACGATGTTTTTGGAGATGCTAGTAATACAACGATAGCTCCAATTTCAGAAAGTGTTAAATTTTCTTCTATCAAAGATACCGGTATTTGTATGTTAGACTTGCTCATATTTAATATCGCTATCTTGAACATTTACAGCATCGTTGGAATTATCCAAAGCTGCAACATCGACTGTTTGTTGTTTCCAAATAGATTCAGATCCTCTTCCAAATTTCTTCAGCTTTTTCTCATATACAAGCTCTCGCAAAAGATTTGATGCTGTTTGATAACCCACTCCAAGCTCACTGATGACTCGTTCAACAGTGATCAATGGAGGTTCCATCATGTTGAGAATCGCTTCTTTACGCACTTCAGACACAGGTTGCTTCGACTTTTTAATGGATGATTCATCGGGCTCGGTATACTTGCCTTTGAATACATAACCAGATTGGGTCATTTCCATTTCGTATTTACCCGTTTGCCCGAAGCGGTTTTTATATACCTCAAGCACTCGAAATTCTTCGCTTATATCTGTGTTTTTACTGATGCGAATATTGATATCAACAGCGAATGGAAGAGTAGTCCCCCCTTTAATTTCACCACTAGATGTTTTTTGCACAATTACAAAAACACTACACTTATGTTGTTTTGCCTTTTTTACAATAGTATTGGCAAAATACTGAACTTTCTCTCGTGAATTTAGATCTTTCTTGGTTGTTAAACATTGAAAGCTGTCGATTACAAGAACATCGAAATGTTGCATCGCATCTGCGATTTCATCGATATCTGTGATGGTCGCAGTTTGCAATTGCTCAATTCCCAATCGACGCACATTGTATGCGATCTGGTTGATGTCTTCTTCCCCAGAAGTGTAACCAACTCTGTAATTTTGCAGAGTTAGTTTTTCTAGAATAGTTAAACATAGAATAGTTTTACCAACACCGGGATCTGAGATGATAGTCGCAGTAGATCCGGGTAGAATGCCATCACCGAAAATATCATCAATCTCAGATTCATTGGTTTTCAATCTATTGAAAAAACTATCAGGAATTTCAATATCTCCAATTCGGGTGAATCCGACTCGTTCGTGTTCAAGTTGCATGTGAGTAGCTTACTCTAACGTTTTATTACCATCAAGAACTAAAATTTTTCAAGAAGAAATCACTGATTTCATAATGGAAATCCTTTTCGGATTTGATGCTGCCTTCCTTTACATAAATGTAACTGTATGGATATTCACTGTCCATATCAGTCCACACTTCAATGGTGTTTTCATCTTCCATAATAAAATAGTAATTATTAATGTCAGCCTCGTATTTTTTCTTGTTCATTTATTGTCTTTTGTTCGGATTAAAACATCGTAGTATCCCTTGTCTTTAAGGGCATTTGCTTCATTTATTGCATCTGTAGTGTTTGTGATTTTCTTTTTTAAGAAATTAAGAAAACCATCTTCGTGTGTTCGATACTCGATTATGAAATTTCCATAATCAAATTTTGTTTTAGGTTTCATAGTCTACTAATTACTTGTTTAACTAATTTTTTAAATACATAAGTGGCGGAATTATTCGGCATTTTTTTCCAGTTTGTTATAACTTCAGCGAAAAATTCATGAAAATCATTCAATCCATACTCACTCGGAAATCCTAAATAACGAGCTATTTTCTTACGCTCCGACAATTTGATTTCCATTGTCTTTTTTGAATCGCTTCTGCGATCTTTCAAATCTATTTTCTTTCGTTTAGTTCTTCTATAATATTCCTTCAACATATCATCATACGCTTTTATTAAAATAGGTTCTGTTTGCTTTGATACTCTATCAACTAGATAGTGAGCATACTCATGGACAAACAAATCAACACTGTGTATTTTAAACTCGTCTATGTATATAATACCTTGAGAATAATACGCAGGCGTCGTTCCTGTTTTTCTATAGCTGATGTTATGGTCTGTTAGATCCGCGATGACAATTTTGGGTTTTCTAAAAGGCAATAGATCTTTTATATGTGATGCCTTCGCGGATCTAACAGTTTGCTGTAATATGGATTTGGCTTTAACCAGATTTGATTCATCATCAACAATGGATCCATCTTTACTGAAATAAAAATCAAACCCCTCAATATTGATTTTGAGATATTTATCTGGTGTCAATCTATCCATACAGGATATTTAATTACATTGCTTTGAAGGTTTGCCCCATTGTCGCAACATTCGCAACGCCGTTGTTTACCATAACTTGCTCGACGGAATATGACTGGAATTCTTCGGTATTATCATATCCTATAATGCTGAATCCATTTTGCCAATTTGGCGCTGATGCATAAATAGGATTTAGATCACAAGCGCATGCGTTTTCCCATGCGAAAATTTGCTTATCTTTGCGACCAGCGATTCCCGGAATTCTTTGAGCAGTTGAGCCGAATCTATGTGTGTGGTTGTGCATGAGTGATATATTGAATTTATCCAACATGCCACGAGCAGAATATCCGCCGTTTTTACGAACTACATCACCGTGTAGAATGATAAAATCATCAGTTATGCTGGCGTAATCAACCAATTGAATATCCGATGCATATTCTCCCAAGAACACTCTCTCATAAGAAAGGACATCTCTAATCTCAGGAAGAGATGCGAGTTCGCTGATGCGTTCAGATAGATATCTCCACCAACGACCGGTTACATCATTTCCGCTGTGATTTGCATTTACTTCTATAATTTCAGCATCAGGTGACGATACACTGAAAAGATCATCCAAAAAGGAGTGATAAGCAATGCGCTCATCCAATAGAGAATATCCGCTTCTAATATCCTTGGGATATCTAGAAACAGCCAACATATCAATGGTATCACCATTCAAAATGATCTTGGACGGTGAAAGCTCATCAACAACACTGAGGAAAATATCCAGAGTTTTTTGGCAATGCTTTGGGAAATGCATATCTCCAATAACCAAGGCGAAATCATTGGTAGATTTACATGATGTTGATCTTTTGCGATCTGTTGTTTTAATTGGTGCCAGATTTGATAGAAAATTTAAAACTTCATCGGATGACTTTTCAAATTTAACTGGCTTTTCGCGCTGTAAGTTATCATTCACAAATCCCGAGGGCTTGGCTTCTTTACATTTAGTCCAATCATACACTGTGGTTCGAGGGACTCCATATTCTCTTGCAATTTCCCTCAGTGACATACCGCTGTCTCGGGCTTTTTTTACTTGTTGTTTTATATCCATAAATTTAGCAGTTATCTCTAACTAAAATTAACACGGATTTAAGAAAAGTCAATCATTTTCGAGCATCGTAATGCTTGTTGATGATTTTGAATGATCCTGCTGGAAATTCCCTTTCTACTTCTCCGCTGAATCCTTCATTTTCAATCTTGATTTTCTTTACATAGCCGCCGTGATTGACGACGACACCTTCGAATGGCAAGCCATCAATCTCTGAAATTCCAGAAGAATATTTCTGAACCAGTTCAGGAGTAAGAACAACATCATGCTCCACGATGGGAACATGCGGTAGAAGCATTTCTCGTGCTACATCATAGAAATAGAATCGGTCTCTCTTTCGAGCGTATCGCCGTTCGTCAATAAGATAAACACCGAAAATTGCAAGACCAGCGGGCTTAGAGCTGTGTGGATTGTGTTCCCCACGCTGAATACCATTACCATAGGATTCACCACGAATGCAAAGGGATACATTATTCTTCTTACAATATTCTTTAAGCTTTTCTTCGATGCCGTAACGCTCAATCTGAGCCGTATAATTGTTAGTACAATCAAGCTTGTATTCCATGGTTCGACCAAGCACACCGAATTCATCGGTGTCCAGCTTGTAGTAAGCACTCCAACTCTGTCCATCAATTTTTAGAGTAACATCCACAACTTCTCCATACGGAAGAATGTCTCCCATGTTTTCCCATCGCTCTTCATCAGTCTTAGGAATGCCAAAAGGAAGAAGACCTTTAGCACTTAAATCTTGTGGGGCTGGTGGTTCGTAATGCTTGATATCAAGCAGCTCAGAAAAATCTTGTCCAATGTTATCGCCATTGATAATACTGGTATCAATAACACCCTCTAGAATACTGGGAGAAATCAGCACTCCCTCGCTCCATTCTCCTCGAAGCTTCACTGCCTTGATACGCTTTGGACTATACTTACGGTAGTCTTCGGCCCACGGTTGTTCTGGAAGGATGCTGTCAGGCTGAATATAAACAACGATGTCTCCTTCTTTATAGAGACCACGCTGAGTGACACACTGATAACCCAGAACAGTAACTAAATCCAAACGATCAGCATTTGGATGAAAACGTACGCTTTTAATTTTTTCAATACTAGCAATTTTATTCATTTGTTTTTTTTTGATTTAATCCCATTTCCAAGCCTCTTGCATAGTCATACCGACGCTAGAAGCAGCTTTTATAATTACTAAATTAGTTCCTTTTTCAATGCCAAGTTTCTCGGCGATTTCATCCATGGTTAGAACAATCTCCTTGGCAGCTTTCTTCTTGAATTCTGCTTCGGTGTAGCTCACTCCATTCAAATACCAAGATTTAATACCATCGGAATATTCAATAGCAGGTCCATCCTCACGATGACGCTCTCCATTCAAATACCAAGCTTTAGTACCATTAGCATATTCAACAGCAGGTCCATCTTCACGATGAAGCTTTCCATTCAAAAACCAAAATTTATCACCATTACTCCATTCAACAGCAGCTCCATCTTCACGATGAAGAATCTCCATCTCTTTGTCTTTGTAGTAAAACTTACTTCCGATTTCGTTGATTTCGATGTATTGTGGAGTCATGATTTTAGTTTAGTTTAACGTTTTATTGAGAGAAAATCACTTCTTGATCTTGAGCTTGGATACTTCAATGCCAAGTTTCTCGGCGATTTCATCCATGGTGAGAACAATTTCCTTGGCAGTCCGCTTCTTGAATTGTTCTTCTGTGTGATAAACACCATTCAAATACCAAGATTTATCACCATCATTACATTCAACAGCAGGTCCATCTTCACGATGAAGTTTTCCATTCAAATACCAAGCTTTACTACCATTACTACATTCGATAGCAGCTCCATCTTCACGATGAAGAATATTCATCGTTTTGTCTTTGTAATAGAACTTATTACCGTATTTGTTTATTTTGATGTATTGTGGAATCATGTGATTAGTTTAATCTAACGTTTTATTAAAAAA